ACCTAGAGAAAGGACTAGAATTTGATAAAACATACCGAATAGATGTTGAGGTTGATATAAACAAAGTTTCCAGCGTCAACCGAGAAGACGGAACAAAAGATATGGTCTACTCCGCTAAAATGATAACTGCCACCATATTTGATGAAAAAGAAGCCATAAAAACCAAAGACAAAAAACGAAGAAGCCAAAAAATGAGAGCAAGTTTGATGTACCTGTGGCAACAGGAAAGCCCCGATGAAGATTTTGAACAATTTTACGATAGGACAATGGCAACTTTTAACGCTAATTTAGAAAATATTTATAATTATTTTTGTAAAAATTAAACTATGGAACTAGAAAAAGAAAATTTTAAAATTAACTCTAAAGGCTGGAAAACAGTAGATGGAGTAAAGGAAAACAAAGAAAACAGAGGATTTTGTTATTCTTGCGAGGATACTATTAAAGTTAAAAAAATCTCAACAAAATACGAAATATCTAATGGAGATAATAGTATCCAGGTAAAAGTTAGAGAGGACGGTAACCTAACAATTAGAACATGTAGCGGAAATTCCCAGTTTAAATTTGAAAATTCAAATCCTGAAATGGTCAGGAAGATTGCAGAATTAATTATTAAGGCGACAGAGTTAAAATAATATAATTTAAAAATAATATGGAGATATTACAAAAAATAGTTAAAGGAACAACAGTTTTCATTTTTACGAAAGAGCCAGAAAAAGATATTATTGAATTAAAAAAGCAATACGAAAATAGAGATAATATTAAGCCAGACCTTGAATTAGGATATGATGTGCCAGAATTAACGGAATACGAGTTTTTAGGAAATAAGTATAAATGTATAATGATTTGGTTTGATAATGAAGATGTTCCTGAATTTTGGCTTAACTAACCCCCAAAACATTATAAGTATGAATAATTATCTAAGTAAAATAATATGAATGGAAGTAATATAGCGGGAGGAAACCCAGCGAGAGGCAGAGTGGAAGATGATTTTTATGCCACACCAATGGAAGCGACAGAGGCACTTATGAAGTCAGAGAAATTTGATGGGAATATTTGGGAATGTGCTTGCGGAAATGGGTTGATGAGTGAAATTTTGAAAAAATATAATACAGTTATTAGTTCTGATTTAATTGACAGGGGATACGGAAAAATAGGAATTGATTTTTTAAAAACAAACAATAGAGATAGTGGGTATGATATTTATGACAATATAATTACGAATCCCCCCTTTAATTTATTTCAGGAATTTGCAGAAAAAGCATTGTATGAAGTTAATAAAAAAGTAGCATTATTTGGGAAACTGCAAGCATTAGAGGGAAATAAACGAGCAACATTTTTGCAAAATTCACCATTAAAAACTGTCTATGTATTTAAGAAAAGAATAAACCCATTACGAAACGGAAATCCACTAGATGAAAATGGTAAAAAATGGTGTAGCACAATGGCTTTCGCTTGGTATGTGTGGGAAAAAGGATACGAGGGAAAACCAACAATAGAATGGATTTAAGGACTTAACTAACCCCATAAAACATTATAAGTAGAATAATTATCTAAGTAAAATAATATGTATCACCAAGAAAAAAAATGTAGAAACTGTGTGCTGAATGGAGAATGTCTGATTGAAGACCCAGAAGAATGTGATGTTGAAGAAGATGAATAGATAATTATCTAAGTAAAATATATGGACATTAAAAAAGAAATAATATTAAAAGACATAGTGGATTATATCGAAAATATACCATACAAATATGAAGAAAGAAGTGAATTTGGAGATATTGAAAGAGAAACAAAAAAATATATTGTTGGAAACTTAATAAACAACTTTTAATGATATGCCAAAAGAACAAAAAAAACCAAAATGGAAGCATTACTATGTATGCAAAGGTTCGCGAAGCGGAGAAAAAAACTGTGGAAAGATATTTTACAATGACGATGATAATGTTTGCGTATATTGTGGCTCTAAGAACACTAGACAGGTTTTAGTAGAAACAACAAGACTTTTTAAAGATTTTTAAAAATATATGAAACCACTAACTTGGGAAGAAGTCGAAAAACAAGGCTACACTAAAGCATTGCGAGAACTTGAAAAAATAATCCATAACAGTGAAATGGATGGCGAGGAAATAGGAAAAGTTCTGGATATAATTGATAAACTAAAAAAATAATATGGAAATAATAACAAATAGCATTGGCTTGTTAGCCTTTTTCTTAGGAGGGATGGGGATGGCAACAGCCTGTGATGAATATAATTGGATAAGGTTTTGGTCAAGTATCGCTTATTTAATTTGTGGTTTTATCTTATTAAAATAATATGTGGAAAGAATACAAACCTAACAATATCATATACAAAGGAGCAACACGCTTCTGGCAAAAAGAACTTTATCCAGAAATCTTCATTGATTTTGTGGAATATCCTGCTATCCGCCACATACCAATTGGTTACGAGCTTAATACTCAACTAGAGTACGGAGAAAAATCAATCAATATTAAGATATTTAGTTATCCAGAAAAAGACCTTAAACAAGCAGAAAAAGACGCAAAAAATATAATTGACAAACTAAAATGAGTTACTGCACAAAATGTTTCGTAAACTTAGAAAAAGAAAACCATAAACCATATTGCCCAGACAAAGCACCTTTTGAAATGCCAGAGGGGTTTGATGAGATATTTAAGGGATTTAATTACAACAAAAATGAAAAAAACAAAAAAGAAAGTACCAGCCAAAAAGACAGTCAGAAATAGAATTGACAAACTATGGTCGGAAATTGTAAGAAGTCTTGACCATTGTGAAGTCTGCGGTAAAAGCGACTATAACAATGCCCACCACATAATTGGCAGGACTGATTTGCGGACTCGCTGGGATATTAGAAACGGAGTTTGCCTTTGTAGTGGTTGCCACACAATGAACAACCAGTCGGCTCACGGAAATCCATTGTGGTTTAATGATTGGTTAGAGGAAAATAGAACAGATGACTATAAATATCTCAAGCAAAAAATGAAAGAAAGCCCAAAACCTTATTCAGTTTCTGATTATCTTGAAATAGAAAAAGAGCTTAAAAATCGCTTGAATTAGCCAAAATAAAAAAGAATTATTGAAAACCCTTGACAAGATTGTAAAGATGATATACAATAGGGACATAGAGATAACAGAGACACGAAAAGCCAAATATAATTTCGCTCTCCACTATCAAAGTTATCTCCAAGTTAATCAAAAGTTTTAAATAATGATGTACAGTTGCGGTGGACGGAGTGGTTAATCATCATTTCCACCCTCCACAACTGTAAAAAAAAACTATGAAAGTACCAGTAAGCCAAGTAGAGTTAGACCTCGCACTAAATGCAGACCTAACAACAATATTACAAGCTGACGGAGTTAGACCACTAGGACACTTCATCACAATTGAAGAAACTGAACTATTAAGCGACCTAGACATTAGCCAAGAAGTTATGGCGAATGATGACGCACTATAATCTTATGACACTCGAAGAAATAGAAAAAATAGCGAATGAAATTGCAGGAAGTTGGAATGGAGATGACGTAGGATATATGGAAGAAAGTGCAATGATAGCAACAGAACTTTTGAAAAAAATTAAGGAAGTTAAAAACTTAATCGAAGAACTAAACATATGAGATACACACAAAACCTATTAGACGCACTAGCAGACTACACAAACGCTCTATACCGAGAAAAAGGAACATTCACAGAAGATTTAGCAAAGATTATCGGAGACGGATTAAAAGAAAATGAACTGGAAGAAGTCATCATCAACCTAAGTTTACAGTTACGAGCGAGAAAGACTGAACTTTAAGAACCACAAATGAAGATATTGCCCGATTGTTGGGACACGCAACCATAATCCCCGTAATCGGGCAACTAACCAAGTCTATACATTCAAGATATGGCTCAATAGTGGTGCTCCGTCTATCCGCCATTATTGAGCCAACAACCAAATGAAAATATTTTATTGGTGGGATAGAGAAAACGAAATATTCGTTCCAATCACTGGTACGGAAGTAAAAGGTTTTCCATTGAAATTATTTGTTTCAAAAATGCCTTATGGATGGTGCATAACAGAAACAACAACAGGAGAAAAATTTGGAAATAGTTTTGATACAAGAAAAGAAGCAATTGATGATATTCCAAATTCATTTGAAAAAGTAAAAAAAATGGGAATAAATATTGAAGAAATAATTGCTAGACAAATAAAATCACACGGGAAAAGCCCCTACTGATTAAAAAATAATCAAATGAAATACGGGCAAGAGATAAAAATTAAAGACATAGTAATCGAAGATATAGCAAAAATAGAAGCAACAAGCCAAACTGTAATGATAACAATGTGCGACGGAAGCTATATCAACATTGATAAAAAATTGAAAGATTTAATAGAGTTAATTGGGTAATTGTAGGGACAAGTTCAACTAATCTCTGTAATTATCATTACGCCAACTGTTCATAAGCGTCGTGATAGCTCCTCGTGGTGTCCGCTGTTGACTAAACATCGTGAGGAGCTACCCAGTTATTTAAAGAAATATGCAAACAAATTTTAAAACTTTTGAGCAAATAGAAAAACAATGCAAAGAATTGTTAGATAATAATTACACAGGGTTAAAATTATCCTCTAACACTAATAAAACTAGATATTCAATATTATCATTACTTGAAGACGCTAGACAATTAGGAAGAGAAGAAAAAGAAATTGAGTTATTTAAAGTAATTTAAATATAATAATTTTTTATGAACTATGCCAGTTGTAACAGCTTAGTTAATAAAAAAGACAGTCGAGCGGGGTGGTAATTAAGGACTGCCACCCCAAAAATAAACTTATGTATAAATGTACAATAGACCAGAACGAAGATGGAGGATTTTGGGAGAAAAAAGAAACTCCTAAAACAATCACTTTTACTTGGATAGAAAGCCCAGTAAGTATTGACCCACTATACCAAATAATTAAAATAAACAAATACAAACCAAGTAGGGATGCACTACGAGATTGGGAAGACGGAACTTTCACAGCGTATCCAAGACAGTGTGGAACTCCTTACTATTTTGAAAAATTATGAAACAAGAACAACGTCAACAAGTCTTTGAAACAATCGCAGGAACTCCAGGATATGAACAAAGAAAAAACCGTTATGTTGTAGTTTCCAAGATTTTAGAAAAATACCACGGATTAATTATTGAGCCAAAAGATTGTCAATTGATATGCTCACTAGCGGATGAGTTCAGACACCAAACAGTCAAAGACTCAGTAGGAGAGAAACTAGAGCAAGCGTGGCATAATACTCCAGTAACAAGAGAAGTACAAAGCTGGGATTTACTTTTTAAGCGAACTAATCAACTTCAATAATATGCCAAGATATAAAGAACCAATCATAGTAACAGGAATACAGGCAGGACATAACTGCCGCTATAAGGGAAAATCTACGAAAGAATGTCAGCACGAAAAGACGTTCCAGGGAAGAATAGGTATAGTTTGCTCTGAATGTGGAGAAATCATAAGCCTAGGAGAGCCGACTAGGCATCCAATAACGATTAAAGAGCTTGACAATTAAGCAAGGAAGTGCTAGAATGGAGATAATTAAAACAATGTTTCGGGTGGACATTTCAAAAAAAATGAAATTTTACTTAAAAAAGAAACACAAACAGTTCCAAGACTATCGCGAGAAAATGCTCCCAAAGCTATTAAAATGCCTTTTAAGCCTCTTAATTGGAATAGTAATAGGAGAACTAGCAACTGAATATTCAACCAGTACAAGAACGATAACAATCGCTAACGTCGCGGTGGTAGAGGCTTACGCCAACACTGCTTCCCCAGTAGTGTCCGATGATACTTCGACTGCCCTGTCGGTCGTTGAGGGGGATAATACCCCCTCCGTCTCGGAAATAGAAGACCTAATTAAGAAAGAATTTCCCGAAGAGCCAGAAAAATCCATTAAGATAGCAAAATGCGAAAGTACACTAGATTATACACGAGAGGGAGACAAACACCTTAAATTTGAATACAATGGTCAAAAATATGGTTCTAGTTTCGGACTTTTCCAAATTAGAAGCGGAGGAAAAGAAAAAAATGGTAAAATATGGGTAAGAAGCGATAATGTAGAAGAATTTGCAACTAATATGCTAGACGCTAAAAAAAATATAAAAATGGCAAGGAAAATTTATGAAGAAAGCGGAAATAACTTCAGTAAATGGAGTTGCTTAAAACTTATATAAATATGACAAAAAACCAAAAAGCAATTATAGATGAATGGGCATACGAAGATATTGACCGAGAATATACCCCCATAACCCAAGAGGAAAAAGACTGGAGAGCAGAAACAAAGAGCCTAATTGATTATTATAAGAGCGAACCCAAAAAGAAATCATACTCACGAGCAAAAAAAGAAATAGTTTATCCTAAAAGAAGACTTATTTAATAATAAAAAAAACTATGATTGAAACAATCAACAAACTCCAAATTCTTTGGAAAAAACGCCAACAGCTAACAAATATCTTGTTAGAAAGAAAATTTATCGAGTACAATTACGCAGAGCAAATTTCATCAGACGAAAAGAAATTTGAAACTAAAGTCGCCAAACTTAGAAACGAAGTAAAGGAAAAATTTGAGAAAAAAGAAGATTTAGGAAATCTAAACGAAAAAATCCAAGAGCTAGACGAAAAAATCCGAGAAATTAAATACTATAAAAATCTTGTAGAAACTTCACACAAATCAGAAGAAGAAATAAAAACATTTATTACAATCATTAAACATTCATTCTAATGAAATACTTAGTAACTGGGGCTAGTGGTTTTCTAGGAGTAGCTCTAACAAAAAGACTTCTTGAACAAGGGCATAGCGTCGTGGCAATCGCAAGACACGAAAATTCCCTTATTGAATACAAAAAACAATTTCCAGAGGTCGAAATAATTATTGGTGATGTTGCCAATGAGTGGACAGTCATTAAAGGTATGAGAGGAGTGCAAGGAGTTTTTCATCTCGCGGCCTCAAAGCATATCGGTTTAGCTGAAAAAGATGTATTCCAAACAATCAAATCAAACATTACTGGCTCACAGGTTATTCTGCAAGAAAGTTTCAACCAAAAGCCTGAATTTGTGATTGGAATTTCAACCGACAAGGCGGCACAAGTTTCTGGAGTATATGGTGCAACTAAGCTTTTAATGGAGAGGTTGTTTTCAGAAGCTGAAATTTTAAACCCATTAACAGATTATAGGATTGTCAGATATGGAAATGTGCTTGGCTCAACAGGAAGTATTTTGCCAAAATGGAAGGCTCAACTAGAAAAAGGCGAAGAAGTTACAGTCACAGACCAAAATGCAACAAGGTTTTTCTGGACAGTAGATGAGGCAGTTGATTTGATTTTTGAATGTTTAGAGAAATCAAAAGACGCAACACCTTATGTTCCTAAAATGAAAGCAATGAGCGTCGGGAATATCCTACTGGCTATTTGGGAAAAATACGGCAAAGGTGATTTAAAAATCAAAGAAATAGGCTTGCAAAAGGGAGAAAATATGCACGAGAGTATGGATGGAATAACTTTTTCAAACGAAGTTAAGCAATTTACAACTAAAGAAATAAAAGAAAAAATATGAAATATCTAATGGTATCAAAAGGACAATATGAATATCGCGAAGAACACATTTTTCTAGTTGATGACTATTGCAATATAGAGCAGGTTTCTTTGGATTATTTTAAAAAAAACATAAGCACAAAAGGTAGCCCTGCTGACTTTTGCTATATCGAAGATGAACATTTTTTTGATTTTGTTATGGGAAAATTAAGCGAATATGGATATAATGAAATAATCCCGGACATACATTTGGACAGTAATGAGCTAATCTACGAAGCAAAACTTGGATTATAACCTTATGAAAATAGCACTATTATGCCACGACCACGATTTTAGATTAGGCTTAGAAAGCGGAATCGTGAATGGTGCTACATCTTGCCTCTACGACTACTGCGAAGCTTTCAAGAAACTAGGACACGAGGCAGAAATGGTAGAATATAGCGGAAATATTCCAGAAGCAGACATTTATTTTGTTCAGTCAGAATGGTATTCAGCACAAATGGACTTTTTTAAAAAAGAACAGATAAAAGGTAAGAAGCTTATTGTCTGGCTTGGTCATTGGGTAGGCGGTGCAAATTATCCATACTATGACCCGAAACTAATTGAAGCAGATTTATTTATAACTACTTGGAAAGGAGAAGTTGTCAAAAAATATGAACAAGACACAGGAAAAAGAGTTCACTATATCCCTCACGCTTTTGGAGAAGATAGAGGAGGAACTAAACAAGCAAATATTGTCTTTGCTGGAAACACTTACGCTTTACGAGCAGAAAGAATACTGGACGGAATTACAATTGATAGGATTGCAGGAATACACCCAGCAGAAATGCCAGCGTATTATCGAGGAGCAAAAATCTGCCTCAATTTTCACGCACCTTGCCAAGACGGTGAAATCTCTACCCACCCAAGCTCGCTGGCTCAAGAGAGCGGTCAGGCTCTAAATGACCGAACATTTAAAACAAGCGGAGCGGGAGGATTTCAATTATGCCAAGAACACTCACTTTTAAAGGAAATATTCCCGAATAATGAAATAGTAACTTTCACAAATAACCAAGACTTAAAGGAAAAAATAGCCTACTGGCTACCGAGAGAACAAGAGCGGAAAGAAATGGCAGAAAAAGCACAAAAAGTTATACTAGAAAAGCATACTTATTTAATCAGGGCAAAAGAAATATTGGATTTATGCGTTTAATTGCAGGAGCAGGACCTAATTCAACAAAACAAGACGGAATAATCCGCATAGACATTATCCCACAATGGGCTGATGTTGTTTGCAATATCTTCAAGGAGAAAATGCCTTTTGAAGATGAAAGTTTTGAAGAAATAGAAGCGTCGCATATAATGGAACACTGCCAACTCAATGAGGACTTCATCCATACAATGAAAGAATTTAGAAGGGTTTTGAAAGTTGGCGGAACTCTTTATATCGAAGTACCGCACAAAGACAGTCCATCAGCTTATGAAAGTATTGAACATTCAAGATATTTCACTGAAAACTCTTTTATGAATTTCTATGAAAACCCTTTTGCAGAAGAAATGAACTATCCGATATTCAAGTGTTTAGATTTGCATTGCGGAGAACGAGGTGGACACAAAACAATTTGCTTAACATTACAAAAATGAAATTAACAGCGTTGCTAGTTGCTAAAAATGAGCAAGAATTGATAGGGTTATGCCTTGAACATATCTTGTCTTTTTGCGACCAAATAGTTGTCGTGGATAACGGAAGCACCGACAACACAAAAGAAATCGCGAAATCGTACGGAGTGGAAGTTTACGACTACCCAGAAACTCAACAAATGAGCGATGTGAGGAATTTTTCGCTATCCAAAGCAACAGGCGATTGGATTATGCAAATTGACGCTGATGAACTGTACCCAGCCAGCGAGATGAAAAAGATTAGAGAATTTATTGAAACCACAGACGCAATTTCAGCGAGGGTAAATTACAAAAATCTTGCGTGGCGTGAGGGTTACGCTCAAAAAGACTTCGGACACTACCCAGACCGCCTATACCGCAAAGATGTGATTGACGCTTATTACGGAGTACTCCCAATCGATGAAATCCGAATAAAAAGAGAATTTTTAAATTTTCCCAACAAAACAAAAGGAAATTTAGTGCTTGAATATGACAATCCAGCGGATGAAAGTTTTATTCACCCACGCCAACCAATCCTAGATGTTACATATTATCACTTGGCAAGAACTCGAGGACACGCTTTCGAATACGAAAAATGGCAGAATTATAACAAAAATATGCACCCAGATTGGGACAATGAGCAAATCGAAAGAGTTACAAGGTCAAATCAATGGGTTAATGGTCAATATGAAATGGAAAAAATCCAAGTACCAGAGGGAATACCGACCAAAACAATCCCAGACCCTAAAGTTTCCGTGGTAACCACTTGCTATAATAAAGCACCTTTTATTGCAGAAACAATCGAAAGTATTTTGAACCAAACATACAAACCTCACGAAATTATTGTTGTCAATGACGGAAGTACTGACAACAGTCTTGAAATCATCCAGCGTTACCCAGTTACAATCATCAGCCAACCAAATCAAGGAGTGTCAAGGGCAAGAAACAATGGACTGGAAAAGATAACAGGTGATTATTTCGTGCTAGTTGATGGTGATGATGTTTTAAAACCAGACTTTATTGAAAAATGCCTAGCAGAAATGAAAGGAGATGTGCAAATTGTCAGTACAGACTTCGAGGGCTTGGGAGAGTGGGCTGGCAGAACTCACCAATATCCTCATCCGTTTGACAAGGAAAACTTAAAAACAGGGCAAGTATTCCCAAGTGTGATGGCTTTATATGACGCAAGGGTCTTGTCCCCTTATGGAAATTTTGGAAACTTTATGGCAGAAGACGCTCATTGGTTCTTGGAGTTAATATTTAAGCGAGGATATAACGCAGTGCACATCCCAGAGCCACTTTGCTATTACCGCAGGACAATCGGGAGTAGAGTTGACCAAACAGACCTAAGACACGACGAAGCAATGGCGGAAATAAATAATCATTTTAAAGAATACGGAGTAAACTATGCCTAAAATTATTTTCAGCGTCGGTTC